ACGGTGAACAACAATAAGCCGAAGGTGCTAAAGGATCATAACTATCCAATCTATGCGTCGAATCTTTGCTCTGAGATTGCACTACCATCAAGCAAAGACTGGACGTTTGTCTGTAACCTTTCCTCTATGAACCTAGTTACCTGGGACGAGTGGAAAGAGACTGATGCAGTTGAGATTATGACTTACTTCCTTGATGCAGTTATGGAGGAGTATATCCGTAAGACCAAGAACATCAAGTTCATGGAAACTGCATACAAATTTGCTAAACATTGGCGGGCACTTGGTATTGGCCAGCTCGGTTGGCATTCGTTGCTACAGCTCAAGATGATTCCATTCGAATCATTTGAAGCGCTTGAACTTACTGAAGAGATTAGCAAGTTCATCGATGAACGGTCACTTGCTGCATCGAAAGAAATGGCAGAAATCTATGGTGAACCAGAAGGACTACTCGGATATGGAATTCGTAATCTCACTCGTTGTGCTATCGCTCCTACAACTAGTAGCAGTTTTATTCTTGGTCAGGTCTCGCCGTCTATTGAACCTCTTGCATCGAATTACTTCGTAAAAGATCTTGCTAAGGGCGTATTTACCTACAAGAATCCTTACCTTGTAGAAGTACTTGAAGCACATGGTAAGAACGATGACGAGACATGGGATTCTATCCTTATGCGCAAAGGTTCAGTACAGCATCTTAATTTCCTTACACAGAAGGAAAGAGATGTATTCAAGACCTTCTCTGAAATCTCTCCGTTGAACGTTGTCCAACAAGCTGCTGCTCGACAATCATATATAGATCAGAGCCAGAGCTTAAATCTCATGATTCCACCAGATGCTCCGGCAAAAGATGTTAACGCATTAATTATCGAAGGATGGAGACTCGGAGTGAAAACATTCTATTACCAACGTTCCTCAAACCCAGCACAAGAGCTTGTTCGTGATATCATGACATGCGTGTCCTGCGAGGCTTAATTGAGATTAGCTGAGTACTTGTTAGAGTGCGATCACTGTGGCTTGGAAACCCGAGTCACAGTGATCAATAGTAGAAAAGAACCCTATCATTGCCCGATGTGTGGTTACGAATCATACACCTCATTAGTAGATGAAGAAGAAGATAGTGACGACACAGTATAAAATTGTTCCCATTAATCCTAATTTACATAAAACAATAATTGATTATTGGGAAAAAGATGAATTAAATTTAAAAGACGAATCTAAATTTAGATATGAAGAAGACGATGGTTATCATCATCTCTGGAGATTAAATGCTAATCATCCTCTATATGATTTAATAAAATTCCCTATCCCTTATCATGAAATATTGTATATTAGAAATTATCCGAAAGTGGGTTTAGGTCCTCCACACGTAGATGGAAAAAGAGGTTGCGCTTTTAATATACCCATACAAGTAGATTTCAATTCTAGTCTTATTTACACCGCAAGAGAAGAATGCACGAGCCTACCTAAAAGTAAAAGATTATATTATTATGAGCCGGAAAAATATGATTTCTATAATCTTAGACAGCCTGCACTAATAAACACCCAAAACCCACATGGTGGAGCTAACTTTGCAGATACGTATAGAGTACTTTTAAGTATTTCTTTCTTAGAATCCTATGACTTTGTTTCGACTCATATATAAGTCGTAAAGCAACAATACGAGTTATATATTAGACGTTATGTGGTATTATAAAAACGAGGCTTATGAGCCAACTGAAGAAGATCTAAAAGAATTAGTAGGATTTGTCTATGTCATTACGGATAAATCTAACAACAAGATGTATGTTGGAAAAAAGATATTCTGGTCAAGAAAGACATTACCCCCGCTTAAAGGTAAGACCAGAAAGCGCAGAAGTGTTGTCGAGTCCGATTGGAGAAACTATTACGGATCCAGTGATCTTGTTAAACAGCTACTTGTCGAACACGGGGAACAGAACTTCCATCGCGAGATATTATACTTCTGTCGATCAAAGGGCGAGATGGGATTCCTCGAGGCAAAAGAACAGTTCGCTAGAAACGTTCTGTTAGATGATCGTTACTATAATGGCATCATCAACTGTAGAGTCCATAGAAGCCATGTCCAAAGTCTAAAATGACAGACTACCAGGTAAAAGAAGCAAATAGATTTTACTGGATTGTAAAGGGGATGCTCATACCAGAATCTTGGTCTGAGAAGGACGTGGAGAAGACTTATCATTCTTATATGGAACGCCTGTGGGGAAACCATGAAGCTGGCGTTCACGATATTGGCTTCGAAGCAGCTTGGGCAACTCGACAGGCAAACCGAATAAACAATTCTAAAAAATAGAAATAGGGGATTTACAAACAGCGCTGGATAGCATATATTCATATTACGAATAGGAGATAGCCATGCGCAAGTTTAGCCCCCGTTTCCACAAACCCGAAGAAATTAACTTCATTTCCCACTGGGCCAACGGTAGCCGATGGGAAATCCCTGGCAGTAAGGGAAATGTCTATACCATTGAATTTACCGACAAAGGGCTAAGCTGCGATTGCTGGGGCATGAAGATGCATGGCAAATGTAAACATACATACACTATAGCTGAGAAATGGATTAACTGATGATTTTACTTGACTTCTCCGGCATTGCCATTGCACCAATCGTAATGGGTCAAGCCAAATATGATGATGTGAACCTTATCCGTCACATTATCCTAAACTCTGTACGAATGTATCGCCAGAAGTTTAAAGACTATGGTGAAATGGTTATTGTCGCCGATGCTGGTGGTAATTGGCGTAAAGAAGTTTATCCTGAGTACAAAGGTAAACGTAAACAAAATCGTGATGAGTCTAAGATCGATTGGGATCTGGCATTTAAGAACATCACTACTGTTCTCGATGAGATTAAAGAGAATATGCCTTGGAAGGTTATTCACCAATGGGGATGCGAGGCAGACGATTCCATTGCAGAGATTGCTAAGTGGACTCAAGAATTTGGTAACTATGAAAAGGTTATGATCGTCTCGTCAGATCATGACTTTATCCAACTGCAGAAGTATGATAACGTACAGCAGTTCTCCCCAGTCACTAAGAAGTTCGTCAAGGACCCAAACCCCCGCTTGTATCAAGCAGAACAGATCCTTGGTGGTTGTTCTGGTGACGGTGTGCCAAACGTTCTTTCTGACGATGATACGTTCCTCGTGGAAGGTAAGCGTCAGAATACACTGTCTGCTAAGAAGAAAGCGGCTTTGCTCGAAGATCCGAAAGCACTTGGCGAACAAGTGTATCGGAACTATATCCGTAACATCAAGATGATTGTTCTTACAGAAGAGTCTGAATGTCCCGATTCTGTGAAACAAGAAATCATAAATAAATTTGTAACGCAGAAGGTTCCTGCCCGTAATAAGGTTCTACCCTATCTTATTTCCAAGCAATGCCGCCTCCTGGTTGAAGTAGTAGAGGAATTTTTTTAATATGGTAAGACAATTAGACATTCATGAAGTATTTGATAAATTTGAAAAAGCAAGTACCCACGAAGAAAAAATTAAAGTACTAAAACAAAATGAGTCATGGGCATTAAAGGATCTACTAAAAGGTGCACTTGATCCTAGGATTGAATGGCTACTTCCAAAAGGTGAAGTTCCATATACTGCATGCGAAGCACATAGTGCTCCATCGACTCTTCTTAGAAAGAATGTAGATTTCAAATATTGCGTAAAAGGTGGACCTGGCAGTCAGATGCAGGGCTTTAAACGCGAAAAGGTATTCCTTGGAATTGTTGAATCGATTCATCCAAAGGATGCGGAATTGGTATGTGCAATGATTAACAAGCACCTACCAGTAAAAGACCTAACACCAGAAATAGTGAGGGAAGCATTTCCAGGTCTATTATGAAGTTAGATAGAAAAACATAACAGTAATCAAAAAGGTGCACGTCTTTGGACGATGCACCTTTTTCTTTAGGAGAACTACACATGGTTTCAGCAACTATCGAGCGTTTAAAAAAAGATTCAAGACAATTGGGCTGGTATGCAGATAGATACTTAAAACAAGGGAGAACGGATCGAATGCACAAAGTATTAACTAAAAAAGCATATCTAGACGACCACATAGCTGAAATCGAAGAATCAATAGTAAAGGCAGGGTAATATGGATTTAGGTGCAGGGTTAGCATTGACCCTGCACCTGTTTCTAGAAGGTGATTATAACGCGATACATCCATACGTCGAGCTAGAAGAAAGCAAATGGGCAATTGGAGCTTACATAAATAGTGAAACAAAAGTATCAGGTTATCTTTCCAAGACATTTGGATTGGGTAATGGATATGAGCTAGAAATGGGTGCAGTAACAGGATATTCGGATGCAGAGGTGTTACCTATGGTAAGACTGAGGAAAAACTACTTCTTCATAGCTCCGGTACAAGAAACGGATAATAATGAA